CGCTTCTCCATGCGCCAGTGACGCAGCTCGCGGTCGATCCGGCTCTCGGCCAGACGGATGAAGCTGGGGATGGCCGACGTCAGATCGTCGCGGTTCAGAAAGTCCGCGACGGATGACTTCAGTTCATCGTACGTTGCAATGGTCATTTCTTCTTCGCCTCGTTGCGGGCCGAAATGGCCTTGGCTTTAGCCTTGGCGTCCGCCTTGCTGCTCGCGCCCCACGCGTTCAGTGATAACAGAAGCCGCGTGGGTTTTCCATCGGCATCACGCTCGGGGCCGGGCATGCCGCCCATTCTGGCCAAGAAGGACGCCCGGCGCGGGTTGTCGCCAGCCTTCACGGGCGGCTTCAGGTTCATGCCCTCGGCCCTCGCGGATGCGCGCCCTTTAGCGTTCAGGCCGCCCTTGGGGTTCTTGCCTTCTGCGCGCTGCCAAGCCGGGGTTTTATCCATTACTTGCCCTTTTTCGCTGTCTTTGCCGAGGCCTTGAAGGCTGCAGCCGTGGGCGCGCCCTTGGTGCCGGGCTTGCGCATCTTCTCGCCGGATCCGGCCTTGATGCGCTCACGTTTCGCGTGGATGTTGGCGTAGAGGCCCTTGCTCATTTCTTGTAGCCACCCTTGGCCATGCACTTGCCAGCGGCTTTGCACTTAGCGGGCGTCGGGCAGCCCTTGCAGGGCATGAACTTCATGGTCGGCTTTTTCATTTCTTCTTCGCCTTTCCTGCTTTGCTGAGTGCGATGGCGATGGCCTGCTTCTGAGGCTTCCCGGCCTTCATCTCGGCGCGGATGTTAGCCGAGATTACTTTCTTGGACGATCCCTTTTTCAGTGGCATTTTATCACCTGTTCATATAAGTTGACGTTGTGTCAACTTTGGAGGGGAAAATGGAGGAATTAGACGCATGGAAATCTGGCATTTCCATGATGCTCGTGGAACTAGTCCAAAAGGCGGAGGAGGGAAATCGGGCAGCAGTGTCCGAAATCTGCGAAACGATTGAAGGGCAGTTGTCGCGGGTCATTTTCCTTGAGCCTCAAGATACGCATTGATTTCGTCGATCATCTGCTGGTCAACTCTCTGCGAAATCTCAGGCGACCCCATCATAAATGCACGCTGATCTCCAGCCGGAGATGCGCCTGCGGCCCTCCGGCCTTCAAAAAAGTCGCGCCACACAAGCTGGCCGGGCAGGTTTCCAAGTCTGCCTTCATAGCCTCCACCGATCTGCCATTCGTAACTCGGGTGCGGAGCGAAAGCCTCGTTGGTCAAGAAATCTGTCGGTCGCCCAACACTCAAACCAGTGGCGAAGGGGTCCACATCAAGCAACTCAGGGTCAGTGATGCTAACCCGCGTCCTGCCAATGTCTGGGAAGCCAGCGTTCTTGTACGCCGTCTTGTCCATCTCCTGCCAAACCGCCCAGCGTGTCGAGCCGGGCATATTTTGCAAAGCCTCTGCAACTTTTCCAGATTTTGTTCCGGGCCAAGATGTAATGCCAAGCGTCTTCATGCGGTCATCAAACTTTTTGGCAGCAGCATCAGATATTTTTTCCGGGTCAAACTGGGCAAGAGCAGCATCGCGCATAATCGTACTGAAGTCGCCAGATTGCGCGCCCATAGCGGTGTAAACGAGCGCGGGATCTTCGCCCTCCTCAAGCAAACCGCGAACAGCTTTTGCTTTGCGCGACATCGGGGTAAATTCAGAAGCCCAAAGGCCAGTCCCTTGCTCTCGCATGAAGTCACGCCCGCCTTGCGAGCGAACAGGATTGGCAAAATTCACGTCGTCGTATCCAAGAATGTTTGCACCAGCTATCGTCCTGTCGCCATATGCCGGGGTCAACATGCGGCCCTGAAGGTCTTCGATCCTCATCGCGCGCTCTGGCTCTAAGACACCAAGAGACTGGACAATAGGTGACACCTCGCGCGCCGGAATTGACATCGACGTGTCCGAAATTGGGTGCCACTGGGGCTTATCGTACTTTGGATCGCGCCATGCTGGAGGCGTACTTAATGCGATGCGCTCAGACGGAGACAACCGCAGCGCCCCGCTCTCATCAGCACCAAACTGCCGGGCCATATCACCAGCGGCCTGCGTGGTGGGCGATCCGCCCAGCAGACCCTCCATGATCGCGGTCGCCGCCGGGCCGCCGACACGACGAGCCACTGCCGCAGGGGCAGCCACGCCAGCCACACCCGACAGCATGTCGCCCAAAGCTGCCAAACGGTCGTATCCAGTCATATCCGGCGACATCATGCGCTCGCCAGCCCGCATGGACTGGCCCATAGCTTCGACCGGGTTCAGAAATTGGTTCAGCAGCGCCAAACGCTCGTCGATCCCGCCCGGTAAATCCATGAGGCCCGGCTTGCGTGGGGCGACGCCACGGCTGCGAGGCTCGGCCATGAGGGCCAGATCACGTTGGCGTAGTGCGCGCTCTAGTTCGTCCGCCATGCCAGCCTCTATCGCATAGACAGCAGGCCTTCTGGCCGCCGTGGTGGTCTCGGTGATGTCACGCGCTGCGTGCCGTAGGTTCCAGTTGCCGGGAGAGCTGACCCGGTCATCTCTTCGTATTTCGCGCGGATCTTGGGGATGTAATCCCGCGATTGCTCGGGGAGATCCTCAAACCTGCCGTTCCAGCGCATGGCGTTGGTCGGACCCCAGTTGTAGGCCGCCAGCGCGCGGTCGATGTCGCCGCCCGTCAGGTCGAGCATGGCGCGCAAATAGTCATCGCCCATCAGATAGCTCAGGTCAGGCTCGTAAAGCAGGCCCTGAGCCGCCACCGGGGTGCGTTCGGTGACAGGGTAGCCGCGCTCTTCTGCCCGGTCGAAGATGTTTCTGACATCATCGCGCGGGTTCATGGCCGTCTCGGGCATGAGCTGCGTCAGGCCAGCCGCACCCTTCTTGGAGACAGCCATAGGATCGCCGCCGCTTTCTGCGTAGATCAGGGCGTCGAGGAGAGCCTTGAGATCAAACTGTTCAGCCATCAGCGCCGCTGCCCGCTCTGCGCGCGCATCATCGCCTCTTGGATGATCTGCATCAGTTGCTCGTCCGACATCGCGCCCACAGGCGGCATGGTCGTCGTCGTGATGGCACCCGGAGCGTACGGGCTGGGCGCGGGAGCCGCAGGCGTCGGCGCTGACGAACCTCCGCCCATCATCGGACGGGGCATCGGGCGCGCGTCTGCCAACCGATCCTGATAACCTTGCGGGCGGATGCCCAGAGCATTCAGAAACCCAGACAGCGGGCCGCCCTCGAAGGTCTGACCCGAGCGTCCAGCGCCGCCGCCGTCCAGCATATCGAGCAGGCCGAGAAACTTTTGCTGATCCATGAGATCCTCCGTTTGCGGCACTTTACCAGATCGACCGCGCGTTGGCTATATCGTCACGCCACGCCCTTCAGCCCGCGACGGATCGGCTTCGACCAGCTAGCCGTCGGCGTGCCCAAGGCCGTCGCGGCGTCCCCGGCGAAGCTGAGGAAGACGGCGTCGGCCAAGTCGGGAGACCGCAGCCCGCGCCGCCGCATGTCGTCCTTGCTCTCGGCCTTAACCTTGCCCGTGGAGCCGAAGCTGTAGCGGATCGATGTCAGCTCGGCCAACAGCGCCGCATTCTTCGGCAGTCGCGCCGTACGCTGCTCCAGCCAGCCACGCACGCGGAAGATCAGCTCCGTCCGCAGGTTAGAGTAGGTGTTGCCGAAGGCGGGAGCCTCGCTGACGTTCACCCCACGCACGGGCATGCCCAATTCGCGCATGCGGTCCACGACACCCGACCCGAGGCCGATGCTGTCGACCAAGATCTCCACGGGCCGCTGGTTGGGCATCAGGGCGTCGTAGTACGCCTTCACGCGGCCCGTGGTCGCCATAAGGTCCAGACCCTGCCAAGCCTCGATGTCGGTGATGACGTTGCCCGTACGACGCACAAGCACGGTGCGGTCGCTGCCGAAGCGGGCCACGTCGAGAGACCATACGGGGCGGATGTTGGACGAGACGACCACATCCCGCTCGACAGCCGCCTCCGCCAGATGCAGGGGGATGATGGTGTCGTCGTCGCCGAGGGGGAACTCGCCCAAAACGCGGATGCGGTAGGCGTTGCTGTCCTCCCCGTATCGCGTCTTCATCTCCTCGACGAACTCTTTGGACACGCGCTTGCTCTCAATGCACGACCAGTGCAGCGTGTGCCAGTGATCCGCCAAGCGTGTGTGCGTCTCGAAGAACGTGCCGCTCGTCCGCGTCGGGTTCCCGGCCAAAATCGTCACCGCGCTGTGGCCCGACATCGAACCCGAGGCCGCCTCGAAGACCTGCTCGGGGACACCCGAAGCCTCGTCCACCACCAGCATGACATTGTCCGAGTGAACCCCGGCCAGCGCCTCGGGCTGCTCTGCCCGCGACGTTCTGGCCGAAATAAACGCCTCGCTGGCAGCCGCGATCAACTCGACGCGGTCGGTCTTCACCTCCAGCAAAACCTTCAAAGCCTCGGGCAGCTCGTTGATCCACCTCTTCAGCTCGGCGAACAGCGCGTCGTACAACTGTGCCGTCGTGGGGGCCGTCACCACAACCTTGTTCGGGAAGCGGAACAGCACGAACCACAGCATGCTCCAGCTCAACGACGTTGACTTACCCGTGCCGTGGCCCGACCTGACCGAGATCTTGCGCTCGCCCCTGCCGACGGCTCTCAGCAGATTGTCCTGATACGGCTCCGGCTCGGCACCGAGGATCTCGCGCACAAACAGACCCGGCCCGTCTTCCGTCGTACCGTACCGTACGATCATTTCCTCGAAGGGGTTCTGCGCGCTCACTCTTGGCCACCATCACGCTCGACCGGGTTGACGGTCGCGTCGATCACGATGCCGCCGTCGCGGTGCTTCTTCAGCGCCTCCAGATGCAACTGGTTGACGTTAATGGTCACGTTGGGGCCGTTGTTGTTCTGGCGGAAGCGGTTCGGGTCGTTGACCGCCGACAGCCACTTGCGAACGTCAATGCGCTCCTTGGCCACCGCGACCTGCTCTCGGGTGATGTTGGGCACGCTCGCCATGCCGTCGGCGATGTCGAGGGCCTCATCCGCCAGCTTGTCGGCGTACTCGCTGCGAGCCTCCAAGATGACCGCCTTGTAATCCGGGTGGGCATTCAGGTGTCGGCTTAGGTAGCTGCGGCTGCAGCCCAACTCTGTCGCCAGATCAGATATCTTGCCGCCCTCGGCGATGTAATCCTGCAGCCACTCCGGGCCGCCGCGTCCGTCAATCTCTGCGAGCAGCTTCTTGCGTAAGGCTTTGCCTGCCATCGTGCGTCTCCCGATCTCTCTCTGACCCTTTTTAGCAGAATTTTCAAAAATTTTTCAAGGCAGTTGACTTTATGGGCGGGGGTGGGGGTTGGCTTTTGTGAGAGTGGTGGTTGGATGTGTGTGGGAGTGCAGAAGCAGCCGCCCCCGGTTAACCCCCCTAGACCGGGGGGCCTCGGCGCAAAAGCCCGCGAAACCGCGTCGCCATAACGCGAAAGTCCGATAACCTCCATTATGTCATATGCAGTCTTGTGCATAAGCATGTGATATCAATAGGTTAGCGATATGCGGTCTCGGAGATGACATTATGCGGGCCGATATCCGCCCGATAGGTCCAGATCGGTGCATCGTACGGAGCATCGGTGAGGTATCTGGATACCCCATCCGACCCCTCGGCTCGCCCGCTCGCGCGTGAGGCGGCGTGTCTGTTGCGGCGGTAGACCATCATCAGACCACGACCATACCATCACCATACCAATCACCGCCTCTTCATCGCCATGTACTCGAACACCCCGTCACCCACCTTCTTGCAGAACAGCAGGCATATGCCCCTATCGCTCGCGGAGAGGGCCGAGAAACGGTGTACTCCGCCGCAGTGTGGTCCCACATGGTAAACCACAAGGTCGCCCCTCTGGCAGCCCTCTAACGCGCGGAAAACGGCATCCGACTTTGTCTCCCCCGTAATGTAGATCTTTTCGCGCATCAGATGTCCTCCAGCATGTCGAAGTCCGCATCCAGCTCGCTCGGCTTACGACGGACTGCCTTCACCTCAGCTCCGGGGAAACTCAGCTTCACCGCGTTGACCAGCCCGTTGCGATGCTCATGCAGCGCCACGGCCACCTCACGCATCGTATGGATCGCAATGCCGGGCCGCTTGGCGTAAGCCGCAGGCCACTCCCGGCCATCCTCAATGATCCCGTACACCACACCCTCATACTCATGCTCCCAGATCATCGGATCGGACACAGGCACGCCAGCCGCCGTCGCCTCGGCGTCCATCGCCTGCATGCCCCTGATGCACACCTCTACCCAGAACTTCACCTTGTCCGCATCCTTGGCGTCGATGGCACCATTCAGGCCAGCCATCGCCTTGCCCCACTTCGCCGCGCTTTCGACCGACACCAACTCGGGCAGACGGTCCACGCCCCACTTCTTGTCCATCTCTCTCGCCGCGTGATCGAACGGTGCCAGCGATAGGTCCGCCCTGATCTCCTCCGCCGTCGCACCTTTGGTCAGGATGCGGTCATCCTTTTTTTTGCGTGCTGGTCTCTGCGCCATCGTGTGTCTCCTCTCTGGCCACTGTCGTGTTACCTCACCTCACCCTCACCTCACATACTGAACACCTTCGTCTCCTCACCCCTTACCCCCCTTTAGGGGGGAAGGGTGAGGAGGAAGGGTGTTCTTACTCACCTTTCCTCACCTCTTCCTCACCTTTGAACGTGAGGTGAGGAAGGTTTGCAGGGTCACATCTCACCCTGCATCTCCTCGTTACAGTCGGCGCAGATGAGCCGCATGCTGGCCTTGGCCCACGCCTTGTCGCCGCAGCACGGGCAGGTGAACTTGACCTTGCTCAGGTCTTTCTTCTTCTCGGCGGCGGCTCTCGGCTGCGTGAAGTACGGGAGCGAGAAGCCGTCGGAGATCAGCTTGTGCATGGACACCTCGAAGGCCCCGCCCTCCTCGACGTAGTGCGTCATCTGGCGGCCCGTCTGCTTGCCGCCCGGCTCGCCCGTGTTGCTGGGGATCAGGCCCACACGCTCCATGAGTTTGACCCACTCCTTGTTGTGGTGGCCCTTGGAGCCGGGCGTGCCGTACTCCTGCTGCTCCAGATGCGTCATCTCGTGGACGAGGGTGGACAGGACGGCGTCCAGAGTGCGGTCCATGCTGTCAGGGTTCAGGGCGATCTCATGCGTGCTGTCACCGTCGGCGCGGTGCTTGAACTGCTCGGCCCAGAAGTAGCCGTGCGCCTTGCGCTTGCGGGTCAGCGTGAAGAGGACCGACGGCAGGCGGTGGTTGAACAGCTCCTTGTTGAAGTGGTTGAAGGCGGCTTCGAGGTTCGCGTAGGTCTCGGCGGTGGGGGTCTGGTAGTTGGTCATGGTGGTCATCCTTGTTGGTTAGATCGTAGGCGCAGGTATAAAGCCTGCACCGTACGATGCAACAAGAAAATTGACGTGTGAGCAAATAAAATGCTCACACCTCGTCGTGGCTGATCCAATCCCCCTGCACCACGACGGCCACCTCGCGCCCCTGCCTCGGGTCGGTGATCCGTTCGATGGCCAGCACGCCCGTCTTCAGCCACGTCTTCACGATGGACGCCACCTTCGTCTTACCGGCCTTCTCGGTGACGTCGATGTCCAGCAGATCGGCGACGGCGAGGCCCACCCAGCGTTTTGACTGCACGCTCTCCCGGTACGGGTCGCCGTCTTCCAAAGCGTTGGCCACGATGCGCTGAATGGTGCGCGCATCCTTGCCGCTGACGCCGTCGAATGCGTCCGGCAGCTTGTATGGCGTGCAGACACCGACCCACTCACCGTTTGCGATCTGCACGCCCACCATCTTGCGGTAGATGGCTGCGCTGGCCGGAGGTGCGAGGTTTGCTTTGGCGTCGTCCAGCCGGAAGATCGACTTGGCCTCCGACGGGTCGATCCCGAGGCGCACAGCCTCGTCCTCGGTCATGCGGTTGATGACACGCGCCGACCGCACGGCACCGATCAGTGAGCTGGCACCGCGCACGCTGTCCACGTCCACGTTCTCGCCGTTGGCCTTGCGTGTGTGATGCACCAGACAGATGGCGCAGTCGGTCTCATCGGCAACGCGTCTGATCTCAGCCACGATGGCGTTCATGGCCACATTGTCCGACTCGTTGGCGTTATGGCACCCAACGAACGGATCGATGTAGACCATGCCGATGTTCTTCTCGCGGATCTTGTCGATCATGTACTTGACGAGGGCCGTGTTTGGGATGAGGCCGTCCTTGGTCTGCGTGCCGAACTTCATGCTGAACTCGCGGCCAGCGTTTAGGAACAATTTCCCGCGCACTTCGTCCGGCGTGACCCCGTAATACTTCATTGTGGCTAAAATGCGGCGCTGCATTTCTTCCATCGGGTCTTCGAGGTTGATGAACCACACGTTGCACTGCTCATGCACTGGCTCGCCCAAGAGCGGCCTGCCCGTGGCGATGGCTATGCCCTCGGCGGTCTGCTCCGACGTCTTCCCGCTGCTTCCGGCGGCGGCCAGCATGCTGGTGAACTTCCGCAGGTAGGACGTGCCGTAGATCCAGCGGCGCACGGGGATGCTGGCCTCGTCGAAGGCCTCGAACAGCGTGGGCCAATCTGGGGCCGCTGTGGGGGCATCCGGCGTGTCGAAGGCGTCTAGGTCTAGGAACTCGTTGTCATCGCTGGCGGGGGGCTCCTGCGTCGTCTGCGGTGCGATGTACTCGAAGTCGTCCATGCCGTTCTCCGGCACGTCGTGGGCCGAGGCTGTCACGGGGTTGATCTCGGCACCGTAGGCTCGCACGGCGGCGTCGAAATCGCCACCATGCTCGTAATGCACCAGCAGGTCGAAGGCGTCACCCCAGCAGTAGGCGCTCTCGCCCAGCGACTTCGGCCTGCCGACGCCAGCGGCTGCGTCTGAGCCAGACATGCTGACCCAGTGCGTGCCGAAATCCTGCGTCGCGTAGCTGGGGCTGGTCTGGTAGCGCGAGCGGTAATGCTTCGAGGCTCCCTGCCGCTCATACTGGTAGCGCAGCAACAGATCGCCGATGTCGTGGTCCGCGTTAAAGGCGTCCACCGGGCTGACCTGATCGGGGAACTTCTGCCGACGCTCGGCACGCTGCCGCTCACGCTCTCGGCTGGCGATCTGCGCCTGCTCTGCGGCCAGCCTGTACTGCTCCAGCCTGCGGTCGATCTCTTGCCGGATCGGGCTTTCGTCGATCTTCAGTGTCTTGGCCCGGATGGTGCGCTGCTCGTAGAAGATCGGCGACAGGTCGGGGTTGCGTTTGTCGAGGGGAACGTTGGGCAAATAGATCGGCTGCCCGCAGCGTGCCAGCGCGCCGTCGGGGTGGATGCCGTTCAAGTGCATCAGATCGAAGAGGGCAGTCTGTGCCAGCTCATACTCGGACCCGGTCAGCACGCCCGCCAGAGGGATCAGCACGCGCCACTTGCGGTTCTCCGGGGTTGCCCCAGAGGACGAATAGGCGAGCAGGCTCACAGGCCCGCAAATAGCCTCTACGGCGGCCAGCACGTCGTCGAGGCTGGGGTTGCCCCGGTCGATGTCGAGGGCCAGCATGCGGTACGCCCCACGCTCGCGCTGAGCCTCGTGCGATCTGCCGTCATGCTCACGGTAAGTTGAAGGGATGAAAAAATCGGCGTCCTGCTTCTCCTTGGCCTGCGGGTTGGCGACTAAGCGGGCGATGTCGCCCCAAGTGATGCCGGGGTAGGTCTGGCCGGGTTTGTCGATCAGCGTGAAGCGGGAGCCGGGAGCCGTCAGGAAGCGCACGTCAGACATCAGCGCGATCCTTGATATTCATTGATTTGGACTGTATGGTTCTCATGGAACTTGCTCCTCTCGGTTCCGATTGTTTAGGCCCCGGCGTGTTTCTCCCCACGCCGGGGCCGATTTATTTAGAACGGGATCTCGTCGTCCAGATCGTTCTTGATCTCCTGACGCTTCTGCTCCGAGAGGCCCTTCTTCTCGAAGGGGTCGTCCTTGGCCGCCACGGTCTCGAAGTCGTCCAGCCCGTTGCCGCCGTATACAGCCTCGGTGACCTGCACGGCGTCCAAGAGCAGGCTGATGCCGCCGTTGCCGTCAGGATCGACCACAGCGACGGCCCACGCACGCACGGTGCCCTTCGAGCCGCCCCAGATGTTCAGATCGGCCAGCGGCTCTTTCTGCCCGTTGATGACGGTCGGGGCTGCGTTGGCTGAGCCATCCTTCTTCGTGCCGTTCCGCTTGGCCGAGAACTGTACCATGCCAGTCTCGTTGCCGTTTTCGTCCTTCACCTTCTTCATGCCGAAGACCTTGCTAAACTGCGGCATCTTCGGGCTGCGTGCGCGGGAGGCCTCGTAGTGGGCCTTCAGCGCGTCGTAGATCGGCTTGGCCTCCTCCTTCGGCATCTCGACCACCACCGACCACGCGGCGTTGGATGCCGTCGGGGCGCACGGCTCGCTGGCCTGCTTCTGTGTGTTGAAACGGTAGGTGCCATTAAGCTTGGGGTACTGCAGGGTGCCCTTCATCAGCACCTTCAGGAAGTCGTCATTGTTCGCCATTGGTATCTCCTCTCGGCGTGGGGTTAGAAGTCGATCTGCTCATCGAACACATCTTCCTCGGCTCTGTCCACCTGCCAGCGGGGCAGGTCTACATCGTTAATCAAAGGCCAGCCCGTTTGGAAGCTGTCAAATGCTTCCGCGTTGCGGATCTCTTCAAGGGTCGCCGTGACGCGCATGTCTGCCACGGCGAGGTACTCTTCCGTCAGTTGGTGCAGGCAGACGGCGAAGGGTGCCTCCTTCTCGACGGCCACGAAGATGAACGATCTGACATCCTCGCCCGCCGCGCGCATGCAGCGCAGGTAGAAGGCCGCCTGCAGATCGTAATTGTAACCCCTGATCTCGCGCGGGAAGCCGTTCGGGCTGGCGTCGCGGGTCGTCTTGATGTCGAACACGACGCCATGCTGCTGCAGGTATCCGTCCGGGCGGCACTTGATGTTGACGCCCGTGATCGGGTCAACGGCGAAGAAGCTGGCCTCGGCGACGAAGGTCTTGTCGATCAGGTAGCGGGCCACCACAGGGTGCGCGCGCGTCTCCTCGGCGATCTTCTCGGCCAGATCGAAGTCGGCCTCGGTCAGGAGGATCTTGCCGTCGATGTCAGCCGCCAGCTTGTCAACTTTCCACTTGTTGCCCCGGCGGTCCTCGGGTCCACGCAGGACAAGCTTCTTCTCAGGCTCCAGCACCAGAGCATGCACGGCGCTGCCCAGAGCGAAGGCCGGGCTGGACTTGTAGACCTTCGCCTTCCAGTGGGCCAGCGACTTGGACGCCACCGCCTTCACGTCGCTCGAACTGATGTTCGGGTGCGCGTGGTACTCTTCGTTGGTCATGTCGCGGATCATTGCTTCCCCTTTCCATAGAGCGCAATCAAGGCAGCCTCGGCCCTGCCGTCGTCCTTCACCCGCGCCCACTGGTCCGAGCAATCGGGAAAGTATTGGCTAGCCAGCGCGCGGCTGGCGTTCTTGTCGGTGGAGAGCCGCATGGTCTTCTTCCACGCGGACGGGTCAACCTCGAACGTCGGCACGCCGCCGAAGAACAGGCACGCCTTCAGTTCACCGTACGCGACAGCGATGGTGACTGCGTTTTTGATCCCGATCATTCTTGGGAAGAAGGGTCGCTCCAGCCAACAGCACTTGACCGGGCCGAAGGCCGCGATCAGGCCCATCTTCTCGTCGAGCGTGCCGGGCATGTCGTACGTCTTGACCTGCATGTCGTCGGTGTCAAGGAGCGCGATGGCCCCGCTTTTGCCGGGGTCGATGCCAATGATGTAGGCCATCAGAGAGCCTCGCCCCTCAGCCCGACCAGCATCTTGGCCTGCATGTCTTTCTCCTTGTCCGCGATCTCACCGCCGCAGGCCAGATAGCCGCAGCCGTCGACCCAGTTGTCCGCGTGCGCCGGGTTCGACTTGGCGCGGGCCAGCTTCAGCAGGGTCATCATGACGGCCACGTCGTGCGGCTTGATGTTCCGCCCGAGGTGGGCACTCCAGTAGCACGCAATCAGACCGAAGTTGTTTTCCAGATCACCGTGCGTGCCGGCGCGATCCTTGGTGACGTACTCTTTGGCAGTGTCGAGGATTTGAGATCTGTCCATCATGCTCTCCCGTGGTTTTGATGAAACTGGTAGCGGGCGGCGGCCATTTCTCTAGCAGATGCGGCCTGTTCAAAAGTGTCGAATGTCCCTAAATGCTCTTTCTTTCTGCCAACGCGAATGGCAGCACACCATTTTCCAGAAGTCGGGCTGAGATAAACTCCGATTTTGCCGCTTGTATTGTGCGATGGCATTTTTTGATTTTTGCCATTTTCGCTTTGCGGGACATCCCGCAAATTTATGATGCGGTTGTCATCCCTGATGCCGTTGATGTGATCGATTTGATGAAGAGGCCACTGGCCGTTATGCACCGCCCAGCAAACAATATGCGCCCGGAACGACACCCCGAAAGCCAAGCCCATTCTGTATCCGCATCCATCATATGCTGTAAACGCCTCTTTGCCAGCAAATCTGCCGTTCCAGATCGGGCATGCTTGCTCTTTTGTCCTGCCGATGGTGTCGTTGAACATGTCAACAGGACGCGTGAGCCAAAACAATTTTCCAGATTCTGGATCGTAGGAAATTATC